GTCTATCCCCCTCATCCTAGGGGGGGGTACTCCCTCACGGGTTCTGGAAGCCTACATCACGCTGATCAGCGTGGTGTAAATAGCGCCGCCTAGGAGGGCGATGAGGGTGGGTTGCCTCCCCTTCCTGTAGGTTTCCCTATCTCGTCGCCTCAGCGCCCCTATATGGCTCTCCTGTCCTGATTCCCTAGTGGGAGAGGATGAGTTCCACATGAAGATGGGAAGGGTGGCGATGATGCGGGTGAGGTGGGTGGTGACGGGCATGATCTGTATTACCTATATATAGGTTTTGTGACGGATTCCGATCATATCTTAGCTCCCTCCCCGACTGGGTTCTAGGCGACGAACCCCCAAAAATCGATTACACGTTTTTCTGCATCGGAGTGCAGCACTTTGTACTAACAACGTACTAACAAAACCCTGCTATCCGGCCCCATCATCACCCAAGCGGGGTAGTGGCCCCTCCTAGGAGATGGGGTGGGGTGGCGATGATGCGGGTGAGGCGGGTGGTGTGACGGACATGATCTTATTTACCTATATATAGGTTTTGTGACGGATTCCGATCATATCTTAGCTCCCTCCCTGTCTAGGTTGTAGGCGACGAACCCCCAAAAATCGATTACACGTTTTTCTGCATCAAGTTGCAGCACTTTGTACTAACAACGTACTGCACTTCGTCAATCCATCACCCCCCGGAGCGAGTCATGAAGTGGGCGTAGGTGTTCCCCGCCCCCTCGGGTTGGAGGACGGCCTGCATATCGTCGTAAGGATAAACGACATTCTCTCCGTTCGTATCGCCATATCCTGACTTCCAATCACCCCAAGGATCGTTAACAATAAAGCCGTTTTGGTTGTAACCAACGACAGTTACGATATGTCCTGGCCCCGTAAAATATCCATGAACAACTACGGGATTTCCTGAGTCTAAATGAGCGCGAATTTCATCAAAGTCTGCACTAGGAGTGAAGCGCGATCGCATCCCATGAGCCGCCGCTAACTGAACAAGAGTATCAGGCGCTCCGGGATCTAATCCTCTCTCTTGAATCCATGCCGTAAACTCATCTTCTAGTTGTCCAGAACCCTGAGCGCGAATACCATAAAATCCCGCCGCCTGAGCGATAGATGTTGCATTGCAAGACACACTAGGATTGATTGCATTATCCCGTTGAGAGTAGTAAGGCGCACCAAGAAGTTTACCTCCGTCAATCGCTGCCACCGTCCCTTGTTCCCCAGTAGGAATATGATCGCCGCCGACGGATCCCGCGATCGCCGTCGAAGAACCCCCCGCCGGAACTGTTACCTCTTGCGGCTCCAAGTACGTCCACCCTGGCTCGATCTGGGATGGATCAGGGTGAGCGCCAATAATTGGATCGGCGTTACGGGCCGCATAAACCTCGATAACCATGCCGGGGTGAACTTTCTTCAGTAGCTCGAAGTTGCTAGTTAGGGCCCGCATCGTTAGAGTGAACGAGCCGTTAGGAGCCTCTGTTGTTAAGCTGTCGCGATACCCAATCAAGTCTTGAAGCTCATTAAAGTCAACCACCACGTCCCCAGTTTTGGAGAGGATGCGGGCCTTAATGGCGATCGTCCCCTTGCCTCCTGGGTGTGGCGTGTCCCCCGGATGGGCATCCGAGAACTCCATGAGGGGGTTATAGATGGGGATAGTTCTAGCCTTAAATTCCTTCTGAGGTTGAACGGTTGTCATGGTTAATGGTTGGGTTGAACAGTGGCACGTTCCGAGAATACGGATGAGTTCCAGCGATCAAGGAAGTCGTCGCTAGAGGTTTGCACCCCCCGCTCAACAGCGCTTTGATAGTCGGACGGACTGGCCCCCTCGGGGATTTGGATCTCAATGTTGTTCGTGAGGTTGAAGGGTTGACGCTCATCGCCGCCCGACACTGAGCTTGGGGGTTCGCCGCCATTCTCTGGGATCTCAATGTCGTCGAGACGGTTCCCAAATCCAAAGAGGTTGCCCCCTTCAAAGCGATCGCTCAACTCGCTTGTCTCACCCATACGGATCCCCATATCAGCTAAAGTAACCCCATCCCCAAGGTTTCCTAGTCCCATCGCGTCGGATAGGGATGTCGCCTCAATGTCATCACCTACACCCTCGATCCCTTCTTCAACATCAGGGAGGGTAGCAAGGTTCGATGTATCCAGGGTGACACTGGTATTGTCGCCACCCCCAAGAAGGAATTGAACCCCACGCCCAATTAAGTCAAGTATTGATCCGATGGGGTTGGCAAGATGGGTGAGGGCGATCGCGATGTCGCCAAGGGTATCCCCTAGGTTGGGGAGTTCGGATTTGATCGTGTCCGTGAGATCGGCGATACCCTCGAATCCATCAGCCAAGAGATTATCAATGCCCGTCTGAACATTTTTCATCTCCTCAAAGACTCGCATCGCTTGGATATGACGATCCGCCTCAGCCTCTCGTGCCTTTTGCCCGTCAGTTTGCCCGACTTCCTCCATTAGCTCGGTAATGGTTTGTCCGCCACCTATCTGGGAGTCAGGAGCTAACCCAGGATTCATGAATGATTCGGCCCCTATCTGGGTAAAGAGTTGAGTATCCGTCGCATCGGGGGCGCGGCCATACTGGGATTGGAATGATTGAATAAACAGATCCTGGAGTTGCCCCGCTTGATTGCGATCGGGGTTGGCACTAGAGAGCTTGTCCATCAGGAAGTCGGGGTTAGCCTCCATCGCCTGCCGTAACCCCTGTTCATCCATCCCTAGCGCCGACAATCCCCCGCCCCCAAGGAAATCTCCCATTACCTTATCCATCCGGGCGATCGCATTCTCGGCTTGCTGCTCGGGAGTCGCAAATGCAGAACGGGCCTCTGAGCGATCAATCCCTGCCAACATCATCGCCGTCTCATCACGGCTATAGGCTTGCGCACCACCAGTGGACATCATTCTCGACATCGCCGCCTGCGTCATTGCCATATTGCTTTGGAGGAGTGCATCGGTTCGCCCCTCTCCACCAGTAAGGGCTGTTATCATGCGCTGGATGGACGCCATGCCGCGATCGCCCTCATCCGCTTGCCCACCCTGATGGATCACTTGCTGACGCGCACTTCCCAACAACTCGGCATACTGAGCTAGGTTTCCCTCAAATCCTGACTCAATGGCCCCAGAGATGAGTTCTTCCCCAAACTCTTGAGCCGAACCCTCCCCACCACCGGCCCGATATTCAGAATAAAACTTGGTTAGGGCATCGGTACTCATTCCCGTGGCCCGCGCCATTCCCTGAAGGGACTCAACCAGGCGCATCGCCTCATCATCAATGGCATCAATGACGTTGGTTTCTCTCAGCGCGTCGAACATCCCTACGGTTTCTTGGGGTTTATATCCCCAGTTCTCCATCTCAGCGATGCGATCGACATGGAGTGCATCGAGATCGCCGCCGAACCCTCCAAGCCGGGCTGAGGTATCCGTGATTTGCTGCTCATGCTCCCGCGCCCCACGACTGGCTGAGAACAATGTCTCGATCGCCCCTCCGGCCATGCCACCAATCGCTGAACCCGCCATCATCCCGGCTGGGCCACCAAATGCCGTGCCAATCATCCCCCCTAACGCGGAAGCCCCGGCACTAACCAGGTTCCCCTGCTGAAGATGTCCCCCCACCTGGGATGCGGTATTGAACATCGCATTTTGCCGCATGAATTGAAGCAGCTTCACGGGCAACCCTCCAGGGGTTTCGCGATCGTCATCCCCACTGCGGCGCATTTCCCCCGTTAGTTCCTTGAGGGCATCAATCAACTCTTGGGCCGCCTCAGCTTGCTCGGGATCGTCCGCTGCTAGTCCCGCCATACGACGATGTAACCCTGCCGCCGATCTCTCAGCCGCATCAGGCGACTTCTCAGCGAGTTCTTTGATTTGCGCTAATTGCTCCCACCCCTTCTGGATTCCCGGCTGCTGGGCATATAAATCGTCGGATTCTGTCCTTCTTTCCTCCCTCGCTTCCTCAGATGCGGTGGGTTCCTCAGCAATTAAATCGTCGCTTCTTTCTCGATCATCCCTTTCCTCGTCTCTATCCTGGGGTTCCCCGCTGAGATGCGATCGCAGGAAGTCCTTGATTCTTCCTAATGGAGAGTTTGGTGCGGATTCCGATCCGCCCATCGGAATTACAGGGGGTGCAGGGGGGAATATCTGGGCATTGGGGATGGGACTTGGCTCGTCTGGGTTGAACTCAGGCGGTAGGGGCGGCGGCTCGGGCGGTGCGGGATAATTTCGGGGTTGGTGTTGATATCCCTCGTCAACGAAAAGTTGAGCATCCTGAGCGGTGACGCGCGGTGGTTCGATGTCCCCCATGCGATCAACCCCACGACGCATCAACCCCTCGGCCCGATCTAAGTCGGACTCAAGGGGTTGGACATCAAGCCCTAGGCGGATCTCAATCTCGCGATCGTTTGCCATTCTTGATTCCTTGTTCTGCTAGGAGCGCGTCAAACTCGGTATCCTCAATCGCCTCATCCTTGCCTTTCCCCGATCGCTCTTGCTGTAACTTCAGTAGAGAGCGGTATTCGTGAATCACCTGGGAGGGGGTTAGAAGGAGCCAATCGGGGTTTGTGGGAAGGACGTTTCGCCGATCTCTAACGTAGAAGCAGATTCGCTCCCAGTTGCTGTCGAGGACTTTTTTTTCATCGCCTCATCTTTGCGATCGCTCAACCATTGCCCATACTCCTCTAGGAAGGTATAGAAAAAGCGATAATCCCCCGGATCTGTGGACTCTAGGAGTTTGTCCACAAAACCAGGGGGAGAGACGATTGCGTTGCGGGCGATGGCGATCGCCTGTGCGCTGCGATAGGTGCGATCGCTAGGGGAGAGGTTTTCTCCGAGTATCCTATCGGTAATTGAGGCGATCGTCACCATCGAGTCTTGGATGGTTTGTGGCTTCACCACGATCGTCCCAAATTTCTCAAACCCTCCAACGATCATCGAAGCTGTTTCAATAGAAGATAGCTGATCGGCATCTGGGAGGCGGCGATCGCGATACCATCCCAGACGTGGGCCAATCAACTCGAAGGCTTGGAATAGCTCGGAGTGGGTGAAGTAGGCGTTTGGATCGTCTAGGCGCTCAGAGAGTGGGCGACTATCTACCGGGCTAGATGATGACGCCGGTGTTGGGTGCTGTGTTGTCGGTTGGTTCATTTCGTCCAGTTACGTTGGCCCCCGAGAGGTTCCCGAATGAGACATCGACAAACTTGAAGTTCATCGACTCCGTGATTAGGGCGTTCTCAGCGGTGTATGCGCTCTCAAATGATTCAATCATACACCCCCTCAGGATCTCAACAACACCACCCGAACCCGCTAATTCCTGAGCTTGTCCCCCTGGGTTATACTTCCCAGGATCTCGATAGGTGGGAGTTCCCCGACGGGCGATCTCAATATCGAACTCAGGTAGGTTCGATAAGGTGGCTGATGCGCTCATCTCGTCGATTTCCCCACCCGCCATTGATGAGATTCGCTTGATCAATGAACCATAGAATAGGAGGACGGTTTGCAAAGAACCCTGATATTGTTTGATTCCGTCTAGGAACTCGGCTGGGCGATCGCTGCCAATCTCAGTAACAGGGCGAATGGCGGTATTCCCAGACTTCCTTAACCCCGTCGCCCGTCCAACAGGAAACCCGTTAATGCTGATGCGGATCTCCAAACTAGAGACGGCGTGGGATTCGATCTCGTTGTCAATGTTTGAGTAAAGAGTGCGAAATGGCATAGCTATTACCTCGGGATGGGTAGAAGTAGTTGGGTGTTGAGGATGAACTCCATCGCAGCGGAGGGATACACAATGTAGCTCGTAGCGACGGCATTATCACTCTGAGACGAAATTGTGGCCCGCGTCGCAGAGGGACGAAACCCATAAAGGATTCCCTCCCGTGAGATGAGATCAAGTTCTAGGTTGATTTTCTCGACAACCAGAGATAGGGTTTCTGGGAGCATTCCCCGCCCCACAAACAGGCTTTCCTCCATGTCGCGAATCCTTGCCGCTGTATAGTCTGCTTGGTTGATAACCGAGATTGACTGGTATTGGTTCGATCGCATCCCGGAGCCAGTGCCGCGATAGGTTGTGATACCCCGAACGATACGGAAGCCACGGGATTGGCGCGTCAATGAAGGATCTCGTTCAACACAGAGAACCCCCGAACCAATCGCTAAATCGAGTTCGTGAGAACCTGGTTCATAATCCTTTAGGAGTCGTAGAATGCCTGGGACGTAGCTGTGGGTGATCGGATCACTAACCCCATTCCCCTCACTATTGAGCATTCCGGCAACGATCGCAGCCAGATAATAACTGGGATAGTCTTTCACCAGTCCAGTGATGTTGTCGGACGCCTGGAACCCCGGCGAGCAGAATACGGCCCGCTCAGACTGGAAGTATTCGGCGCGATCGCGGATCTCGGAGTACGTCCACCCTAATGGATGGCCAAAGAGAGCGATACGTTCCCGGCGTTGAGGTGTTGAGGACATCACTCGGCAATGCTCCGAGAATGCCGCCTGCACCCCAAGGTTGTCCGTCGCGGGGACGAGATAGCGACAGTTGACTTTGGCGGCCACCTCAAGGGTTTCGAGCCAATCGCCGTAAGTGGGAAGCGAATCATACCCTCCCGATAGTTGGAGCGTCCCACCCACTTGTCCACTGGCATCCAATGGGGGCAGGGGATCGACACCACCCGAGAAGGTGTTGCCAGACGTTGCGACTGAGAGCGTATCTTGGGTGTTGGTGAGGACTTGGAGGGCGGTAGTGTTGGCGGAGATCCCCGGTGCGATCGCCGTCAATGACAGAGTGGATTGATAGGCCCCGGCATTGTAGGACACGCTCGCGGTGGCCAATTTGTTCAACTCAGGATCGTCGTTGATTGCGGCGGCGATCGCATTCCCGACACCTTCGATGGTATCGCCGGGGCTGGTGACGTGATAAACCGTCTGTTCCCCTACAACCAGGGTGACATAATGCCCCCCACTGGCAAGGAGTCCGTTACTGGGTAGCTTTGTCGTCACCGCCGTCGTGGGAGGTTGGGGCGCTTTCGATAGGAACACCGCCTCACGAAACTCAAAGTCTGCCCCAGAGATGGTGCCGTTATCGATTTGGCGATCGCCGTCGAGCTTGCGGACGATACGGGTGCGATCGCTATCCTCTCCGTCCCACTCATGCTCCAGTATCCAGTACGTCCCGGCATAGTCACCACCGCTGATAGTAAAGACAGAACCCGGCAAGGACGGGTAGGTGGAATTATTCCAAGTCTCCCCCTCGGGTAGTCGAAGGCGTGAGGTGTCCGAGCCGTATTGAGTCTTACTCGCTGTTACCGACGTAGGGGTGAGGGTGAAGCGATCGCGTGTCTGGGTTGCGGCGTACTCTCCATTGAGTGAGGTTGGGGTTGATTCTTGTACGGTAACGCGCGAGTATTTGGCGGTGATGAGTGCGGTGTCGATTGTCCCTGTTAGCGTCGTTAGTGGGGCATCGGAATAGGAAGACACGGAGAGGGAGTCGAGATCTCCTGTGAAACTCGTCACCGCCGCGCCGCCGTGAGTGAGAGCCACGCTAAAGGTATTGGCATCGGATGAGACGACGAAATAGGCGCGATCGCGTCCCATCCCCTCTAGGAGATCCCCCGAAAAGCGCACCGCCATTCCGTCGCTGAGTTCATGTCCCGTCGCGGTGAACACCCCCGCCGCGTGGGATTCAATGATACTGGCCGCACCCGAGGTGATCCGTGGGGCCAGGGTTAAAGCGTTAGAAGCGGCATTGGCGACGACATAATCCCCCGCCGGTGTCTCGTTTGGTAGGGTGACGCCCGTGAGGGTGACGGTTTGCCCATCGACAAAGGTATGCCCCGTCGCGGTGAAGACTCCCGTTCCTGTGGCGATCGCCGTGGCCGCGAATGAGATGGGGGAGGCAAAGCTGGCGACAAGCGATCGCGCCGAATCAGCCATTACGGCTGCGGCAAAGTGGTAGAGGTACGCCTGGTTAGAGATAATGTCACCCTGCTCGCCATTGAGTTGCCCGCGCCCATCGACTTGTGAGGTGGATAAGGTGACAGTCCCAGTAGCCCGTTCTCCACCGGCGGTAATGTCGAGGTTGATAGGGAACTCGGCATTGATGCGCCGTACAAGATTAGATAGGGACGGCTCGTTGTCGATTTGGCGCTCATCGAGGGAACCGTCGATGCGACTACCTTCGAGTACGGCCATGGTTCCCGCGATCGATCCAGGGCGAAAGGTGAGTCGATAGGTGTTGCCATAGGCCCCGTAATCCTTAAACTCACCCTTGAGGGATGCACCACCACCAATGGGGGTTAAAGTTCCCGAGGCACGATGGGCGCGATCGCTGCGAATCGCCATAACCTGGGTAGCACCACCCGAGAAGGTGAGTCGAACTAAGTCGCACAAGGGACTCCCAGCGCCGAACAGCCGCACCGCTTGATAGGGATCTTTCAAAACATAGGGCTGGTTCGGGGTTCCCCCGAGAGCGGGGCCACAACACAGCACAGTCCCCCAAGCGATAGGGGGCGCAGTCTCCAATCCTGACGCATCGACAACGCTATAGGCCCCCGGCTGTTGTAGGTATGCGCCGCCATGAACTACTCCAGTTGCCATATTAGTTAACCTTCTGCTTAAGAACTTTATCGAACAATTGCTCCCAGTCCTCTAGGGGGCGATCGCCGTCTGGGAGAACAGCCATCGCCATGGCTTGACGAGGCTTGCCGACGACGTGATATTTACAAAACTCATGCTTATCCATGGGGGACTACCTCATTAGGTTGAAGGGATCGGGATCGGGGTGAGGGGGAACATCCTCTGGAATATCGCCAACCGCACCACCCCAAAGTAAATCCCCGCCCCATTGCTGCCAATTGTAGAGGGCGGCGATCGTTGAAACTTCAGAATAGACAGATAACTGATAGGTTGTCGAAATCGTCAACAGGGCGGAATAAAACTCAAAGCCTGGTTGCCCTTGCCCGCCCTGGTACTCGACAACATCATCGCGGATATTCTGGCAGCGTAAGTCCTGAACGCCATAGCTCGACAAGGCGGACATATTCCAGGTGACGGCATCAATAAGATACTGGTGCAGCCACTGAGAGAGATCATCCCGCATTCCGGCGTTTAGGCAACACAAGGCAAGTTCAATTGTGTCGGTGATATCCACACCCGAGATTAAGTTCAATGAAGATTCCCCGTCCTTGGAGATCTGGCGAATCTCACCACCATTCCCGACACAGAGCGATCGCGGCGATGAGTTTTGTTGCGTAATGGCAATTCGTGGGCAATGCTGTTGAGAAGTGGGATAGGCCGCCGTCACGGTTAGGGGGACAAAGGCGCTCATGCGATCGCTGCCATAGATCCTTGATAAATGTTCCCGAGCGGCAAGGTTGAACTCTTTGGCAAACTCACGGCAAATCGCTCCCAAGAGGCGTTTCCCGTTGAGGGGACGGCGATAGTTGAACAGTCCGTCAAAGCTATTGTCCACGGAAGTACCTGTTTAGATCGTCCACAATGTCGTGGCGGGAGAGTTCAAGGATTTCCTCTCGACTCTTGGCGATCGCCGCCTCCAACCAATATCGCCCATCCATTGGCCCAATACGTTTAGCGAAGCTGTAGTTACCTGACACCCCCCGGAACCCTTTAGAACCCGAGGACAGATAGCGATTCCCTCCGGGGATGGTGAGCCTCGCTTTAGACTGAAACCCGTTTCGAGCCGATGGGGTGTATTTTGGGCGAATCTCACCACGCCCGTACTCTAGGATTGCAAGGTAGTTGACGGGTTGGTTCCCCGGATACTCCGAGTAAGCCGCCGCCGTCACCCGCCCGCGATAGGGGGAGCGGTAGGGATGCTCTAACTTCACCCCGTCAATGGATTTTTGACTGGCATTGATGCGCCAAGTCCCAGTTTTTGAGGTAAAAGGAGTCCCTGAGAGGTGGGCGATCGCCTGCTTATGTAGTACCTCAGTAGCACGGCGTGTTGTCGGGTTAATGGTGGCCGCAAGTCGCGTCTTAGCCCCTTGGAACCGGGCCCTGATACTGGGATAATTTTGGTTCATTCCGACGATCTCCCCTTACGCCCGAGGGCAGATGGAGTAAACCCCCCCAACCCACCAACGATGAGCATTTGTGCCATCTCGTGCCGAGATCTTGCTATATTTTCAGGGAGATCAGCGGGAGAGAGGAGGAGGACTAACACCCCAAGGGCGATCGCCAATAATGGTGTTAGATGCACAACGAGATAGACAAAATCATCAATCCAGGTATCCGTATCATCAAAGGAGCCTTGCATTTTCCACCTCCTGGCGTTGACGAGCAAGGGAGATCCGGTAGGCCCCAATAACCTCCCCAGACGAGCATGGGTAAGCTGGTGTCGCGGCGTAATAGGTTGCACCGGAGATAATAAATTTATCTTGGCGCTTAGGCCGATTTTGGGAGAGTTGATACACGGGGCCAGGATCTCCAACTAGAAATAGATTGGCGTCCACCTCAATTCGTTGCCCCGCCGACTCTTGAATTGCGGTGATGCTGTTTGGGCAAAATACCCCCCGTATAGACTCGGGAGGCTCTGGGTAGATAATCCCTGTAGCATCTTGAGTCGCATCGGGAGATAGGTAGTGGGGGTTTCCGTGGCGATCATAATTGCGATCGGCGGCGAACTCGGCCCGATATCGCAACACTGGGACACCAATCAGGGGGTGATTGATAGCATTGCGAATCGAGGCGATGATTAAGTCTGTCTGAAAGTTGGATAACCCACCACTCAGCATTTTAGTAAACCGTGATCTCAGCAGAGAAGCGAACCCGTCCCGTCAAGTCGGCGTTGCCGTCGATAGCGTGGTAGCTAAACAGGAGTGATTCCTCACCTCGGTACACCAAGGAAGTGTCAGAAACTGTTGCCGCCCCCAACGTGGCCGCAGCGTTGATGTCGTGCGAAGCCACCGTATCGCCTTCACAAACGAGCCGCGCCAGATCCCCAGCACCCCCACCTGTCACAGCGTCGATGAGAGTCACCTCCCCATGAGAGACGCGGATATTTGTCATTCCTGATGGCTTGGTGAAGGTGACGAGGGGAGTGTCTGCTGCTTTGACGCAATGAGCGAGATCGATTTCCCCCTTAATGCCGTAGCGGAACCCGCCGTAGTTAATGTTTTGCCCGATCGCCGCGATCGCCGTCGCATCCGCCGCAACCTCTGCAATCTTCACACTACCAACGGGTTGATCATCCTCGTAACGCGCCCCTGCCAAGTCGAAGATGAACAGCTTAGAGGACGAGGCGATCGCCGGCTCAGCTAGAAGCGAGCCATGAATCCCATAGACGCGATCGCCCATCAGGAGATTGCCATTTTCAATCTCAGGCATCAGTCCCGATGGTGAGGGGATGGACATTTTGAGTCCGTTCACAATCCCTTGATGGCCCCGGACATTTTCAAGGGCCCGTAGGGATTGCTCCCAGGATTGTTCCGGCGCGTGGATGGGTGGAAAGTTTGCCGTCTGTTTGTTTAATGCCATGTTTAGAATCCTTCGATAGAAACTCGTTGATGTCCCGCGACGATGCAATTCACCCGAGATATCCAGTCCGGGGTGAACGACTTAAATAGCTCCCCAAAGTTAAGGGAGACGCATCCCAGGGTGATTCCTTGCATTCCCTGGGTGATTGACTGTTGCCAATATCGCGATAACGACACCGCCGCCAGTAACGACACCGCCTCAGTGATCTCGTAGGGGATCTCCCCCCCGGCGGTATAGGTGATCTCGATGTTGTTGTCACCCGGTGGGAGGTATGATGTCCACCCCAGCACACCGGGATCTAACTCCATCGGGGCATCCCAGAACGAGTGGGCGATCGTGATACATCCCGTCTCATGCTCAACATGGACATGGGAAGCGGCGGGGTTGCGATATTGGGGATGGGAGATTGATAGCTCGGTATAGGAGCGCAGATAGGTTCGTAGTGATGAAAAGGCATCGAGTCGAAAGAAGGCATCGACGGCGATTGGGGTTTGCCGGGCATAAATCTGTTTTTGGGACTTCAACCCCCGGTGTGTCTCTCGAATCACCCGGCGGCGATTGAAGAAACGCGCCGTCTGTCGCTCGATTTGAGCCGTAGCTGTATTCAACAACCTCAACACCCGCTCACTGTATGCCGTCTCTACGGTGGATAAACTCAGATCATGCCCCTTGAGATAGAGGGTGCCACCATGCCGGGCGTAGCCGCGATCGCACACCCCAAGCTCCGAGTAGGGATATTCAGAGAGATAAAGGTTGTCCACCCAAACTCCGTGCAACGTCTCAGGTAGGGGGCGAACCCAATACCCAAGCTCGTTACTCTCCCACCCCTCGCTGATGTCGATCGCCGTCATCACGTCCGCCCCCGGAACCATTCCTAGGACATCTAGCACCTGACTAGGGGAGGCATACACTGCCACTCCATCGAGAGATACTGATTGGGGTTCGGGCATGAACTGATGGAACCCAAAGCGATCACCTTCACTCCCATAGGCCCACACCTCGACACGGTAGGGGCGATCGCGCCTCACTGACTGCCACAACTCGGGCGGCGGGATGATTTCGACTACCCCCAGGACGGCATTGATGATGGCGATCGCATCAGATGACTCGAACACCACCTCGTCGGTGTCATCCTGTACCCAGCGCACCGATAGCTCACGCCCCAAATCCTCTGATAACGATTGTTCCATCCCAGGGAGTTTGTCCCCTGATTGCCAGAGTTGGCGGCGAATGGGCCAGTTATCGGATCTAGGAATAGAGACAGTATCAATTGTCGCCATTGATATCTTCGTGTAGCTCTAGGGCGTATTCCTGGAGTCCCTTCTGCAACCTTGGATCTGTGGATACAGACTCTAGGTAGGCGATGCGAAGGGCGAGGGGGAAGTCGGGATTGGCTGAGGTTTTCTGGAGGATGGGCTTGCCCTCTGCGATCGTCTTTTCGAGAAGTTTCGCGACTTCGGCGGCGATCAATTCCTCAGATTCCCCGCCCCATTCCGGATCGTCTTTGGACGGAGGTGGGAGAGGTTTAGGTTCGGATGGAGTTTCGCTCTTAGCATCCTCGGACACCTCGACTTGGAGGGTAAACGCCCTCTGGATAGATGGAGGAAAGGATGAGAATTGATCCTCGATCGCCTCCATCGTTGCGTGAGTAACCAGGACGGGTGAGTTTACTGGGAAAAAGTAACTCCCACTGTCCCCCGTCTCGGGACGTTCGGGGCAGTTTAGGGAGATCCCGGTAAACTTTGATGACTTCAGGGTGAACTTTGGCATCTTAAGCAGGGAAGTTGAGGATCTGGGTGATGGCTTCGGGATAGCGCGTCGCAAAGGCGATACGCTCACGGGCCCGGATCGCCACCTCGTCGGTACGAGCCAGGATCTCGTTGAACACCCGGATTGAGAACTGCTGCCAATCCCCAATCACAAAGCTGGAGTTGTTGAGGATTAGGCAGCGGGAATAGTTCTCACCGGGTTGAGCGTCGAGGAATGTCGAGGCGATGACGGGTGCGCCGGCTAGGCGTCCAATCTCCCCAGTAAACAGTCCCGCCCCGGAGCCGAAAGCGTAACTACTCATGGTTTGGAAGGACTTAGAGCGCAATAAAGCCTCCTCTGCACTTAGCCCGACGAGAATCGTGAGATCTCGCTTGTTGCGCCCATAAATACCCAGGAAGCGCATCGCCCTGATGATGTTTGAGACAATTGGATTGGTTGAATCGTCATCGCCTAGGGTTGGATCAAAGTTCACCGGGGGCGCGCCAGCTTGCTTGAATAGTCCGTCAAACACATTGAGGGGAGAGCCATTGCCGTGATCGACATCGCGATCGCCCAACAGGAAGGACAATTCCTCACCCTGGGCAAACTCACGGGCCATCTCCTCTTTGAGCATCGATTCCATCGACTTGATGGTGGAGTCTTCAAACACCTCGGATTCGATGGGAAGCCACGTCATCAGCTTCTCTGGGACGAGATCGATCCCTTCGAGGCGGGCATTAAATTGGGGTGCAGGTTCCCCTGGACGGACGGAGTACACCCCTTGGGCCCGCATTAGGCGGGGAACCCGGAGCTTGGGTTTTGACATATTGATCAGCGATTTACTCTTATCCGCAATCTGGCGAATAAAGCATTGCTGACGAATGAGGGGGACGACTTCCGAGGCGATCGTTGTTTGCAACGTCACCTCAGCACCGCCGCCACCCTCCATGGAGAGAGCCTTCAGGAGATCTCGTTTTAGAATTTGCTGGGGAGCTACTGGCATTTTTGTTATTCCTACTTGTGAGAGAGGGTTAGTCGTCGGCGTCAGGATCTGGTAGGGCGATTCCCGCTTTGTTAGCGAAGTATTGAGCCTGGAGATAATCCCCAAGACTCAATGGCTCGTCCATCCCCTGATCGTCCATCCCCATCTGTTGGGCCGCTTTAGCTAGGCGCTCGTCTGGGGTTTGTGCTGATGGCTGCGATCGCCGCCCCGTGGTTTGGTTTTGGCGCATCTTGCTGATGTCGGGGAGGGATTGAGAGTCGGATGAGCGGATTTCTCTTGCGATCGACTTGGTGAGTTTTGGTAGTAGCGCCTCCAACTGGCTCGACACCGTGCGCCCGATAATCTCGTCAACGTCCACCTCGTCGGAGGAGGGGGAGTCTTGCTTGGAGGATTTCTTCAGGCGTTCTGGGGCCACAACACCCTCAAGTTGTCCGACACGTTGGGCGATCGTGCCTTGATAACATTCCCCAAGCCAGTGACGCTCTAGGTTATCTACTCGGGCGACAACGGGCATACCGGCGATCACCGATTTCTTTAGCCCGGTGTGACGCTCTAATTCCTGGATGCGGTTATCTAACCCGCCATTACCTCCGTTCATATCGTTGTTCCCCATATCTGTGTCATCCATCTCGTCGTTGGGCGGGATAGGGGATTCCCCCTCACCACCCTCTGGCGGCATTCCTTCCTCTCCGGGCATTCCTTCACCCGGCGGCATTTCACCACCCTCTGGCGGCATTCCTTCCTCACCCGGCATTCCTTCTCCGGGGGCAGCCGTAGCGGCAGACGCTTGTTGCAGCATCGTTACGGCTTGTGTGAGGAGTTGCTGAAGCTGTTGCAATACTTCGGGATTCATGGTTTTTAATCGTACATTACGTATTGAGACGGGAAGGTTATTTGAGGGGTATCAATCCCTGGGGTTCCTTCGGGGCGAAACGTTTTTCCTTTGAGATCTTCGGGGACTTTTTCCTCAAAGTCTTCTAGGGCCTTCCTGAGATCACCTTGAATCGCGGCGATCGTCCCCCCCGCCTGGTAGTCGTCCATGTGGGGCAATTCCGCCATGGCCATGCCGACTTGCTGGAGGAACCGGCAGAAATTCACAAGGGCAACAGGAGGCTCTGGGGTTAACTCGGTTAGCCCCATCAGCCCTTTCTTGAGGTGTTCAAGGCGCTCCGGGGTGGCGTCCCCTTTTTTCTTCATCTCGCAGCAAGACTTCTCTAAGTCCCTCGTGAATTGAGACACGGTAATTCCCCAATCGTCTGATGGGATATTCCCTTTCCCTTTAGGCGGCGCGGTGTTTTTAGCAGTCCCACCAATCCCTGTCGGAGACTGATCGCCGTCCGCCTGGATTTTTCCCTGAGCCTGTGGCGTCATGGGTTTCAACGAGGTGGGAGTGCCGTCAAGGGGGCGCGACATTCCCACTTTTGCCTGTGAGTCGCCATTATTGAATGCTGTCGCAGCGCCCGGTAAAGGTTTTGGGGTTTCGAGGGTTCCGGTATCCATAATCGCCTTGGTTAGTGCCAACACCGAGGCCCCATCAGCTTCGCCGTTTGTGAGGCGATAGGCCGGGTTGTCGGTGATACTGAGTTCGTCGAGGCGGATGTGATCAATGACGTTGCAGGGTTGCCCGATCGCGTCGCGCCCCGGCCGGGTGCTAAAAATCTTCCCTCCCAGGGAAACGCCCAGTGATATCGCATCTTCTTTTAGTAATTTCCAAATAATTTCAGAGATTGGATTCGCCTTGGCAAACACGCCCTCCCATTGCGTTGTACCGTCTGGCTCTACCCACATCTTGGTGACGCGCCCGAGGGGGAGGGCGATCGCGGCGATCAACTTCTCTTGCTTCTCGTCGGACATTGGGAGCGATCGCACCGCCCGCGTCAGGAACGGTTGCCAGAAGTCATGGTGTAGGCGAATAGCTCCCCCTTCCTTCCCATTGGTTCGCTGGGCCATGAACCCGGCGATCGCGTCTTGGACGGCTTCGGGTGCGATCGCATCCCCATCTAAGTCACGAAAAAAACCGGAGGCAACGCCACCGACTTTCCATCCGTCTGATGTCTTATTAAGTTGTCTAAAAAGGGTGGAGGGTGATTGGAAATTCTGCATATTACCAACAATCCCCCTGACGGCACAGGGCCGCTAGGGGGATTGAGGAGTTAAAAGAAAGGCAAGACAAGACAATGAGCCTGGCTCTCTCTACCAATATAGGCGATCGCGAAAGATATTGCAATGTTAGTACAAGGTACTGCATCCTGACGCAGATAAACGTGTAATCGTTTTTTGGGCGATCGTCGCCCAGAACCCATACGGGGATAGGGCTAAGGCATGATCGGAATCCGTCACAAAACCTATATATAGATAGTAAACAAACATGACACGCACCCACGACTCCCAAGAAAGATGTTGACGCCCTCCTACTTGCCGTGCTACATTTAACTTTAAATCCGTAGCGCCCTAGAAGAATAAGCCTACGGGTGCATCTACTACGAACCATCAACAAGACAAGACAATGCGATATATCATCAACGATCTAACCCCCCGTGCATGGGTTCCACTACTGGACAATAATCCCCAATTCAACCAGAGTAATGGGCAAACATGGTGGGTTTACCAAGACAAAGACTCCCCTATGATGAGGCTCAAGAGTCCTGTACTGGCTCCGTGGGACGGAAAGTGGGAGGTGGTAGTTAACACGAGGAAGGGAAAATCAGACAACTCGAAGTACCTTCAGCGCGTCCAACTCAAGATTTACCCCGTCTCCAACACCGAGCGCCTAACCGCCACCCTGAAGCGCGATCGCATTAAAGGGCGCTGTCTGCAACTATTCCCGGATATCAATAATAGTCAGATTTTAGTCTTCCCACCGGAGACTGGACTAGTTCACACCATTTGGAGTCTCGATAACATCTAGGGCGTGTTTCTCTAGGGCGCGATCGCGTACCATGGAGACAGCCCGAGATAAGCAGAACTCCAAGACGAGGGTATCGACAAACTCCCCCCTCAATGTCACGTCAAACCGCAGCCGATTCTGTAGATCGACTGCGGTTTGCGCTATATCCTGCTGGCATCCTCTCAAACACCCTTCAATCGCCGCTATGGAATCTTCCATCAAGCTCTCTCAACCCTCTCTTGTTGATGCTTTAGCCCTGGCTCAACAGTGGAAATTGTTGATCGGGCGTGACTTTAGCGTAACCCCGGAAGGGGTGATGACGATAAAAATAGAGGCACTAGATGATCTCATCCTAGATCAGCCGGCCCCACCCCTACCAACACCCCCACCAAGACAGAGGGAGAACCGCCGCCGTGATGAGATCCTATATTGTCCCAGCGAGTACGAGGGAGACATTGACAGGGCGCGAATGCTTTACGCCAGTACCCCCAGCTTCGAGAGTAAACAGAAGTTTGTCAGCATGAAACGAGCAATTCGAGATATCACCGCCGGCGATCGCACTAAGGAGTTATGTCGTGCGGGGGGTGTCAACCTCGTTTATGGGTATGGGGAGTTTGAAAATGCGATCGTCTTAGACTTCCCTGATGGTGGGTATTACCAGGTAGATCGTTTGATTCACCATACCCACCCACGATCGCCCGAGGAGTTATACCTGAGAGAGTACCGCGTCGAAGCTCGGGAGATTTTCCGCTTCCACATTCCTGGACTCGACGACACTGAATGGAGCGCACAGGAGCGATCGCGCGGTTCCCTTGATGAGTTTGGACTGAGAACCTTGTTAGCGACACGCCCTCAGACACTCGGACGCGCCCCTATAAAACGACTCGATACGGCCGGTGAGCGTTTCTATCCGGGATAGTGCCGTAACCACGGTTGCCAGCATGACGGCATTTAGGGGATGGTGAATCGACAAGTCTGGGGCCAACACGGGCAATTGGGCCCGGTTAATCCAGTGGCTTTTCTCTCGGTTGACGGTGTTGTACTTGAAGGTGATCGCCTCGTGGAGTGATGATAAGCGAGTAAGAGTCTCGACTGGCCGCCGCCGATTGAGATACCGTGCCACGATCGCCCCGCAGTTTCGCGCTCCCAGTTGGCTGGCGAGAGGGCGATGGAGAATGTCTCGCCCGAGGATTTCGTTGGCTGCCAGATTAGCCGCCCAAACAACTCCCTCCAAATCAGGATCTACCTCGGGAGGGACGGGAAAATCTAGGTTTAGGCCAAGCTCGGTAATCAGGGGATTCACCTCGTAGTCGATGATCGCCCGCTGCTGTGCCTGCTCAAACGATCTCGCAAGAGTTGGGCGGGAAGTGTCCCATTTTGGGGGGGCGTCCTCAACCTGTGAAGCGGATCGGGTTTTCTCTCCCCAGTAGTCCTGAAAGTTGAAGAAGCTCTCATTGTCGGGGACTTCGGCGGGGTTCCAGTCGCGATGAGGGTAGGACGCGGTGCTGTTTGGATTGGCGTGGGTGTAATTCCAATCCCTAACCCCCATCTCATCCACCACTTCGGGATGGATGCTGTGTGCGCCGGTGCGCCCGAAAAATAACTCACCCGGAAACTTCATTAGATGTTGCCAGGACTCAAGCTCTAGGCGCGATCGCTCGTCCCGGAGTTCGACGCACTCGATAAGTTCGATGATGGGAGGCTCTTGAGTTTCCATGCGAGTTCCTTGGCTTGGGGATGATTTGATTTTAGTAGTGTGTGGGCGATCGCCTCAACATCGCCCATGGCCCCTTTAACGAGTCGTCCCCCACCGTAGATATCAAGAAGAAGCTCCCCATAGGCGATCGCCTTACGCAGTGAGGGAGGTGGAGGTGTTGAATCGGGGGGGAGAAGTTTCTCACCAAGGGCGGCAGAGCGATCCAAGTAGAGGCGATCGCGCAGGGCTTTGAGGTAGGCATCCTCTGAGGCGCGATCGCCCCCAATACCCGCCGCGTTAATTTTCTGGCGTAACTCGTTCAGAGACTCGTCTGTGGTGTTGCGTCGTTGGGGGATTGAGTTGAGCGATCGCCGGTGAATGTCGCGGATCCTATCAATCTTCGACTGACTCGCGGCCATCATCTCAAGTAGTTTCTGTGCGGGGTTCGCTGACATCGATTATTCCTACTCCGGGTACATAAAGTTGACGAGAGCCGTCGGGCATCTCAATCGAGTGGGGCGCATCGGCACTGACGGCGTATTTCCCAAACTGGTGCAATGTGGCGATCGCCGCAAACCAGTTTAATAGTTCATCGCCATAATCGTACCGTTCCAGGTAGTCCGGGGCCTCATCGCCGTGGTTCCAATACTGGATGGGCAGATCGGGGTGATACTTCAAAAGGATTTCCTGAACCTTGGGCCACCACGGGCCGAAGCGCTGCCACTCTTGGGGATTTTGCCGGAGCCAGGTAGATACCCCCCGCGCGGCTTTGCGGATGTACTCGGGGTGGTTGGCGTTTGCGGCGGCGATGCGGGCTTCGAGTTCGGGGCGATCGTAGAGCATTTTTGCTTAACTCCGGTGGGGGTTCTACTAGGGTTTCGGCGAAGCGCGATCGAGCCTCATTGTCCTTGGCATACCATACGCCCTGGTTGCGGCTCCAGCGGAATCCATTTGCCTTGAGTTTTTGCCGAACCGCGTCGCTAGGCTTGCCGGGGAATTTCAACTCAATTCCGTTCCTCTCTTTATTATGGTTGAGGGTTGGACGATCTGAAGATGGAGATGAGGAAGTGATGGGGGGCCTGCCGACAATTGCCTCTTGGCGATCGCGGGCGATATCGAGAACCCGAGCCAATAGTTCTTGACGGCGTTGGAATAAGTTTGGGATATTAAAGAACTGCTTTTGGTAGATTGCGGTTTGGGCCCTTTCCTTCAATCGGCGCTGCTCTGTCTGACGGCTAAGATCTGTTGTGGCGTGGATTTCAGGGGCGATCGCGTTGTAGATTGCGTCCGTCAGGGCGATCGCAGTGTCGGTTTGCTCATCGGTTAGCTCCCCACCGCCAAAGACAATATCTTTCACCCCACGCATGAAGGGCAACTGCTTTTTAGCACTCCAGTTTTCCGCAGGACTTGGGGGTTTGCTCGCAGGGGTGGGGGCGCTTTCGGTGGTGGCTCTTGCGTGCGATCGCTTCTCATCTCGACGCTCTCGTATGGCAGCGGCGTACTTTTTGTTGAGTTCGTCGCCCAAGACGTAGTTCGACGTTGCGGCGTGTTCCTCTGGGTGTGCGCCTCGGTAGAGCGACACCAAAACTTGCCGTTCATCAAACCCCGCATCCCCATAGGCGAGAACGATCGCCTTATCCATCTCAGGCGTGGGTGCGGGGTTCCAGATGATTCCCTCTGTATTATCGAGATCCCGTAAGGGTTTAACGGATAATTCCCCATCTTTAGTGAGGACTGGGACGCTTGCCCCTGGGTTGTTTTCCCTGATTGCGGAGAGGATGCGATCGCGGTTATTGTTGCGCTCGCCTTGGGTGAACCTGTTGTACACATCGCTTATCGTCAAAGAATCAGAAATCTTTTTACCCACCATCTCCCCATCGCTGATGCTAATAGACTCACGAGCGAGTTTACTCGCCTTAACAGTGTCAGGCGATACACGGAGTCCCACTTGCATAATAGTGGCCGTGTTATCACTGTTGACACTCTGAACCTGATAATAGCGCCCGGCATACTTGATGTAGCTATTCGAGGTGATTAGCCCATCCTTGGTGGCGATCGCCTTGTGGGGAGAACTTAGTAATTCCTTCTCTGTGAACTCACTATTGGCAGCCAACGATCGCCGCATCCGATCAACCGTAGTGCCAAGTAGGTTTGCCTTGTCGGGTTCTTTGTCCTTGATGGCGTCGAGGGCCTTGGTGGCAGATTGTAGTCGCTTGAATGTGGATAGGGCGTCTTTGCGCTTCTTCTGCTTGAGGCGCTGCTCTTGTAATTGGCGGTTTGACTCTAACTCGCGGCGGGCTTTCTCAGGATCTGCCGACAGGGCGATCGTCATTTCATCCCCAGACATTTTCCCGGTATCTTGGTTGTCGGCGTCATCCTCTGAACCCTTCCAGAGTTCATTGATCCATCCGCGCTTACGGGCGATCGTGGCTTGGCGATAACCGTCAAAGGAGCCTTTAGCGTGGTAATAGTGGCATTGAACCTCGTCGAGTTTGTTCCCCTGACGCACCCCGCGCCCGTTTCGCTGTGTCTCATCCTTGGGAGTCCATGGGGTGTTGATATGGTGAATATCCGTCGTCCCGATCTGGAGGTTCACCCCTTCCCCCATTGTGGCCGTGTTGCCAATAACGAGGGTGATTTGCCCACTATTGTATTGATCGCTGATTTTCTTGCGATCGCTCGAACGCTTGCACGTTGTCCCGTTAACGATCGCAATCTTCTCAGCCGGATATCCCTGACTCACTAGCTTGGCCTTAATGTCGTCATGGACTTCGTTAGCATCACAAAAGATGATTTGCTTGCCCTCATTGGCGGACTTTGAGGACATAACCAGGCGGGCGCATTCTTCGATCTTCGGCGAGGATACCCCCGACAAGTCACCCACCTTCTCAGCGTTCCCGGATGCGGTGGCATCGTACCAACTCAGGGAGGTGGCCGCTTTGTCCATATCGGAAATTACGGAGAAGATGTGATCCGACTCACTCTCTTTGTCGTTGGAATGTTGTAGGGCGGTAGCGCGATCGCGTAACGTGGCGTAAATGCGCTGCTGCTCAGGCGTCATCTCTACCTCAACGTTGTGGGTGATCTCCTCTGGTATGGGAAGCCCGACATCTTTGGCATTCTGCAATCGGCAAGATCCAAAGAATAGCTTGCGCAAGTCCTTGAGATGCTTGAACCCCGTTAGCCCTGTCTTCTCCTGAAGTTCGCCGTTTGTCCCTGGCATCGATACCGTATCGAAGCGCCCAAACATCTCTAGGAAGTCATCAACGTTGCTTATTCCCCGGCGATCAAACTCCTCTGGGGCCACAAACTGCATCATATTAAACACCTCAAGGGGGTTATTGACTGTTGGGGTGGCTGTCAACATGAAGACATTGCCGCCGTCGTTGTTTTCGCGGATCTGTCGGGATTTGTAGTAGAAGTCGAGCGATCGCTTGGACTCGGAGGAGGAGATAAACGCTGTCCCCTGTTGACGCATAGGGGCGAATAGGTTTTTGAGGTGATGGGCCTCGTCTGCAAACAGGGCATCAATTCCTAATTCTTCCCAGGTGATGTTGTTGGATTTGTCGAGGCGGCGATTGGCGAGACTTGCCTGTTTGGCCTCTTGGCGTTGGAGTGCTTTCTCTCGGGCGCGATCGGTGCTGGCGACGCCTTTCTTGACGTGTCGCCCAACGATATCGTCGAGGTATTCAATCTCTTTATCGGCGTCGAGTTCGATTGACTGGAAGACAGGCTCTGACATTAGCACCATATCGTAGGCATTTTGGGATAACTGCTGCAACTTGCGTTCCTTATCCGCTTTGGAGTCATCCTTAAAGTAGAGGTTGCCTTTCTTATGTAGGGTGCTTTCGGCGATCGCAACCACAGCCCCGTCCGTGTCTCGCTTGCAGAGATATTTCCCATCCTTGTCTCGCTTGGGGACACCGCGCTGCAACTGCACAGCATACCCTGGCAACTCCCACGCTGGAGAGCCATCGCCCCAGAATTGCTGGGTTTGCCCCACCACTAAGATGTTGATGTCGGGCGTCCACAATCCCGCCTCGGAGAACCAGTTAGCAAGGACGGACTTGGGGACAACAAAGCAGGGTTTCTTGCAGCGCCCTTGCTCTCGTAGGTGCTGGGATAGGAGGATGGCTGTGGGAGTTTTCCCCAGTCCAACATCAAGGGCCATAATGCCACGCCCTTTGTCGGCAAACTCGCGGATTGCACTCCATTGGTAATCATGGGGCGACATCGCCGGATTGAGGGATTCAATGTCTAGGGGATCTCCCGAGTAGGTGCGAGATAGGCGGCCATTGTAGGCGGCGTTATAGGACTCCTCTACGTCAGAGCGCCACTCGGAACCCGCTAACCAATCCCTCAAGTCTTCCTCAACCCCCGCGATCGCCGCCTTAGCCTCTTTGGTGTTAATCCCATGGCTAATTGTCCCCCGGTTCATCGTCGTCAGGATATCTTCGGGAATGTATCCCCCATCGATCGCATCCCAGTCTCCGTTCCATTTCCGTTCTACCTGTCCATACCCCAAGGATTCGAGGAACCCATTAACCGCCTCGACGGGGAGCCATGATCCGGTTGCCCATAAAGGGATCTTCATATCATCGATAGTGCGCGGCTCGATGCGGCGGTACACTTCGGCGATTTGCTCGTCATACTTTTGGCGTTCAGGGGAACCCTCACCCGAAACATCGCGATACTGGGCCATCTCATCAACCAAGGCGTAAGCATCCCCCACCAACAGATCCTCAATAGGAAGAAATGCGCCGCGATGGTATCCCACCCCAGCATCACCTAGGATGGTTGCCTTGAGATCTGAGTCGGAGAGGGAGTGCAGTGGCTCGGGTAGGCGATCGCGGATATCGGACAACTCGACAGGGCCAAGGTTGGTACGGAAGGCATCTCGAACCGCCTCGTCGATATTCTCGGAGATTTTACGCCCCGCCTTGACTTCCATTTTGTCGGGATCTGCAAAGCGATCGCTAATGCCCCCATCTTCGTGATATGCCCCCTGGAGAGCTAGTAAGGAAGGGAACCTCAAGGCAATCTTGGTGAGTGATGAGTCGATCGCCGGGTTCCCGTGACGCTCTCGGTACGATTGCAGCAACTCTAGGGCCCGCTGTAGTTCAATAGGATCACCCTCAACGTGTTTGATGTGATGGGCGAGGAGGATGGCGTGGATGAGTTTGGCGCGATCGCCGTTACTCCCCTCTAGGGCTTTGCTGGCTTCGACTAGGCCTTCAACCACTCCGATATTCTCGGCACGGGCTAGGGCTAGGTACGCCTCTAGGCTCTCATGGGGGATATCAACCCGCTTGCCGATGTCTTCTAGGCGCGCGATCGCCTCCTCAACTGAATCCGTGCCATACGCCTCACCATCCACCGGAACGCTATCCTCCTCGATGTCATTTCGTACCCAGCGGTGGTTCTCGTTGAGGCAATACTGGCGGCCATTGATATACCGGCAATCGCCCACGGTTAGTAAGGGCTTGGCGGGTTTCCCCTCATCGCCCAACTCGCTGTAGTCAACGACTGGGGAGAACTCAGGAAGTCCTGCTAGGGTTTTGGCGTCGATGTCCCCAACCACGGTTTCCATCTCTTTACCGTAGCGGTTCTTGGTGGCCACTTCCCCGGCGATGTGATTTGGGTGCTTGTCGAAGTAAGCCCCGCCTACGAAACTGTCGTCGCTTGTGGCGGCGATCGCGTCTTTGTCTTTGGCGGCGATCGCGTTCAGTACCTTTGTTGGGTGCTTCTGGACAACCAGGATGTCCGTCACCACGGAAGTTCCCGAATGCTTGAAGGTGCTTTCTGGGAGGCGGTAGGCTCCTAACACCCGCCCCTGTTTTACAATCTCACGCCGTAGAGACTTGTGGTTACGCCCGGAGACAACGCCATGGGGAACAATGATGGCCATCATCCCTTCAGGAGCTAGGGCGTCGAGGGAACCAGCGACGAAGACATCCTCAGCACGGCGTAGGTTCTTCTTATAGGCGTTGGCCTCGAAATCGCTATCCGTCCATCGGGAACCAAAGGGAACGTTGCCGACGACGCCCTCAAACTGTGTCTCATTGTCGATCGCGAACCGTTCAAAGCGCCCCTCGATGATGTCGGCATCGGGATTTAGCTTGGAGGCGATCGCCGCGCTGGTATCGGAAATCTCGACACCAACGCATTTCGTATTCTCGGGAGCCGTGCCAAGAAACACCCCCGCCCCACAGGATGGTTCCAGGACGGCCCCACCATTGAATCCATGACGCTTGAGGATATCCCAGGTAAACTCGGCTACGTCTGAACGGGTGTAATACTCGCTTGTCGAGGCATCTTCTGTCCTTAGTCCACCCCGTCCTGAATACTTGGCAAGAGTGCGGCGATCGTCGTCTGTTAGGTTTTCTTTTGCTAGGAGTTCCTTGGCTTTATTGTTAATATCTATCCGCTCATTCCTGTTTTTTGCTACTTGGTAATCAGCCTTTTTCCCTGCGTTTTTAGTTCTTGGTTCCACCTTTTTAGGACTAGGCTCTAACTCGATGGGGGTTGATGTTTCTAACTTAGGAGTTAACTCGGTTTTTACGGGTGTCTTGGGGTGCGATCGCTTGACAGGTTTAGGAGACTGCTTGGCTCCCCAATCAAACAACTCTAGTCCCGTTGTGGGCGATGGGGGAGTAGTAGGTGTTGAGGTTGCTGGCTCAAACTCTTTTGGGATGAAACGCCCCCCTGGGAAGAATTGGGTTTGCCCTGTCTTTGTATTGCGATAGTGTCGCCCCCCTTTAGGCGATCGCTCCCTCGACTTCTTCCCTGTTGACTTAGGCTCTTTGGGTTTGAACCCTGAAAATAGCTCAAGTTGCTGGGTTTGCTGTTTCTGCTGCCGCTCTCGACGCCGTGCCTTGGGGGTTGCCTTCACAGGCTCATCTGCACCACCCCCGAACAAATCCATCTGGTAGGCCGCTTTGTAGAGGGCGGCGATGGAGTCTTGGCGGGCTTTAGGGGGACGGCAAAGGGGGACGTAGAAGGGGAGCATGGCGATCTATGGGGGACTCCTTCCGATTATATGGGCCGCCTTGGGGTTTTGGGTGGGAGGATAGGAGGACTTAGTGCAGCACTTTGTACTAACAATGTACCGCAACCCCGAACAGAACGACGTGTAATCGATTTTTGGGGGTTCGTCGCCCAGAACCCAGTCGGGGAGGGAGCTAAACCCTGATCGGAATCCGTCACAAAACCTATATATAGGTAATACAGATCAGTCCCGTCACACCACTCCCTGCTTGCATCATCGCTCCCCCTCCCCATCTCCTAGGAGGGACACTACCCCGCTTGGGTGATGATGGGGCCAGATAGTAGGGTTTTGTTAGTACATTGTTAGTACAAAGTGCTGCACTCCCTGTGCAGAAAAACGTGTAATCGATTTTGAGGG